CGTCTATGTGGCCGACGACACAAAGAACCCGCCGCTGCTGGACGGGGGGCGACGCATCGATGGGTGGAAGAAGATCACTCCGGCCCAAGGTCCACTCCAAGGCCGCGAGGTCTGGACCGCCCCGGTTCCCGACGCCGCCGCGGGAAAGTGGTTTTTCGACTCGCTCTGGGTGAACGATCAGCCGGCGGCGGAGGCGCGTTGGCCGGCCAAAGGATGTCTCGCTATCGCGGGCGAGCCCGATGCAACAGGCGCTGCCGACGACTGGGTCAAGGGACAAAAGCGGTTTCAGTTCGCTCAGGGCGACCTGAAGGACTGGCCGAACCTGGCGGGCGCGACGGCCGTCGTAATGAACCGCTGGATCGAAAGCCAAATGCCCGTCGAGAAGATCGACCCCAAGGACAGCATGATCGTCTGCACCAAGGCCAGCGTGCTCTCTCTCCAGGCCGGCGACGTGTATTACCTTCGCGGCGCGCTGGAATTCCTGTCCGGGCCGGGCCAGTTCGCGCTGGACGGCAAGGCCGGCACGCTCTACTACCTTCCTCGCCCAGGCGAGGACATGGCCGGCGCCGTCGTCGTGGCGCCAAACCTGTGTCAGGTACTCGTGCTGGCTGGGCAACCGCAACAGGGGCAGTTCGTCGAGCACGTCCACTTCCGCGACTTGACGATGTCGCACACACACTGGGCATTGCCGGCAGAGCGGTCGGGCTTCGGCCAGGCGGACATCGGCGTTCCGGGGGCGGTGCAGGCGCAGGGGGCGCGGGAATGCTCGTGGGAAGGCTGCCGCATCGTCCACGTCGGAACGTACGCCATCGATCTGGCGGCCGCCTGCCGGAACAACCGCATCGAGCGATGCGAGATGACCGACCTCGGCGCCGGCGGCGTGAAGATCGGCACTTGCGCAATCCCCGACGACGCCGCGATGGAAACCTCGGCCAACCAGGTCATCGATTGCCGCATCGTCGGCGGCGGGCGAATTTTCCACAGTGCCGTGGGCGTCTGGATCGGGCAGAGCCCCGGCAACACGATCGCCCACAACGAAATCGCCGACCTGTACTACAGCGGAATCTCCGTCGGATGGACCTGGGGGTACATCAAGGCCGCCGGCTTCCGCAATCTTATCGAGTTCAACCACGTGCATCACATCGGCACGCCCACCGGCCAGGACGGGCCGATCCTCAGCGACATGGGAGGCATCTACACCCTGGGCGAGCAGCAGGGAACGATCATCCGCAACAATGTCTTTCACGACATCGCCGGCAGAGTGTACGGCGGTTGGGGAATCTATTTCGATGAGGGGACCTCGCATATCCTGGCGGAGAAGAACATCGTCTACCACACCACGCACGGGGGTTTTCACCAGCACTACGGAAAAGACAACACGGTGCGGAACAACATCTTCGCCTTCGGCCGCGATTACCAGCTTGAGCGGACGCGGAAAGAATCGCACCGCAGTTTCACGTTCGAGGGCAACATCGTGTACTGGAGCCAGGGCCAGTTGCTAGGCGGCGCGTGGGACGGCTTCGACACCTGCCCAATGGACCGCAACTGTTACTGGGCGGCGCCGCCGGCCGGGGCGCCCAACTTCGGCGGCATGGATCTCAAGCAGCGCCAGGCCAAAGGCCAGGACAAATCCTCGGTCATTGCCGACCCGCTTTTTGTCGATCCATCCAAGGCTGACTTCCGCCTGCGGAAGGAATCCCCCGCCTTGAAGCTCGGCTTTGAACCCATCGACATCAGCGGCGTCGGGCCCAGAAAATAAGCCGCCGCGAAAATGAAACTGCGGGATATGTCGCAAATAAACGGTGACTGTCCCTACTTATAAATAGGGACAGTCACCGTTTATTTTGATTTCTTCTGTTTGATGCTACACAACTTGCGTTAGCAGCGGCTCGCGCAAGAATTTATGGTTAACAGTGCAGTCGGAAGGTCCGAATCTGGAACGGATTGATGTCGAACTCGAACGCTCCATCCCGCAGCTTCAGGGCCGGGCCGTCTTCCTCCACCAGGTTGCATGAATGCACGGCCCGCACGGGCAGGTCCAGTTGGACTCGCACCTGGCCACGGCCGCCGTGCGGTTCATACAGCCGCAGCACCAGGCCTCGTCCATCCTGCGCGACCTTGAGCGTCTGCACGACCGCCGCGGCGCCTTCGACCCGCACGAGCGACCGCCGCGTCAGGGGTGTGTCGGCCGCCACCGGCCAGGCGCCCAGCGGCGTGGTGAGCTCCCAGGCGCGGGCGACGGTTCCGCTGTCGGACCAGTTGCCCGCGTGCGGCAGCAGGCTGTACGTGAAGTCATGCTCGCCCAGGTCGGCGATGGGGTCGGGATAGCTCGTGCCTCGAAGCAGCGTCAACCGCAGCACGTTATTGAGTGCATCGTAGCCGTACTTGCAGTCGTTCAGCAGACTCACGCCATAACCCGCCTCGGAAATATCCGCCCACCGTTGGGCGGGCACTTCGAACTTTTCCTGGTCCCAGGGCGTGTTGCGATGCGTCGGCCTCTCGACCGCGCCGAACTGGACCTCGTAGGTCGCTCGCGTGCTCCGCAGGGCCAGCGGGAAGGCCGCCTTGAGCACCGTGTGCCGCTCTTTCCAGTCCACGTGCGTGACGAAATCGATCCTCGGCTGGCGAACATACAGAACGATGTCCTGCCGGATCGTCGTTTTTCCGTGATGACGTTCGACGCGCAGGCAACCTCGCAGCGGGCCTTTTTCCACCACGCGCAGCGTCGTGGGACCCTGGATCGGGTATCGCTTCTTGCCCACGGTGGCGTGCAGGTTCCAGGCGTCTTCGCATTCCGGGCCGTCCTGGAAAAGTTGGAGGTCATTGCCCACCTGCCCGGCCTCGAGCACCGAGCGGCGATTGATCTTGTCGAACAGCTCGACGATCCCGCCGTCACGATTCAGGCGGATTCGCCAGTAGCGGTTTTGCAGCGTCGTGGCTGAAACCTCCAGGCTGCTGGCCTCGGGGCATGGTTCGGACGAAAGCTGGTAAACACCGTATCCGCACGAGGGCGCCTCGGGCGGGGCCAGCAGCACGCGCGCTTTGCCGCCGGATTTGTCGAGCACTTGCACGGGCGTGCTGGCGCCATCCGGTGCGACGAGGCTGCGCGGCGCGATGGCCGTCTTGAGCTCCACCTCGACCACGTCGTCTCGCTTCCAGGAAAGGGTGTTCAGGACGCACACGCGGTCGGTGCTGCCGACGATCTGTTTGGGGGTCGCGACGGCCAGGGCCCGCTCCTTTACGGAACGAGCCAGATCCTGAATTCGTTGGTGGTCCGTCAAAGCCTCCTCGTACACCATCCCGATCGAGCTGCCCGGCAGGATGTCGTGGAACTGGTTTAGCAGCAGCAACCGCCAGGCCTGCTGGAGGCTGTCGGTGTCCACCTTGGCCCCGGCGGCGCGGGCGAGACTGGCGGCGAAGTCCGCTTCGCGCAGCGCCCACTCGGCCTGCCGGTTGGCCCGCTTGATGTGCCCCTGCGTGGTGAACGTACCGCGATGCGTTTCGAGGTACAGTTCACCGTCCCACAGCGGCAGGTCGGCCTCGGCGGCCTGGAGAAAATATTGTTCCGACGGCCCGGTCTGAATCGCGGGCAGGCCGGGGAAGCCCTTCTCCTGGCGAGTCAGGCGTTCCAACATGCCCTCGTTCGCGCCGCCTCCACCGTCGCCGTGACCGTACGTGAAGAGCAACTGCCCATGCTGGGCCTTCTGCCCGTACCGCTCCCATCCGCTGATGAGCTGGTCCGGGAAAGGTTCGTTGTTGTACATGCCCGGGAACTGCGGAATGTGCGAAAGGATCTCCGTGCCGTCCAGCCCGCGCCAGCGGAACAGGTGATTCGGCCAACCGTTGCGGCTCTGCCAGTGCAGCTTGCACGTGAAGAAGTGATCCAAGCCGCAACCGGCCAGGATTTCGGGCAGCGAGGCCGGGTACCCGAACACATCCGGCAGCCAGCAGCCGCGCGGGCGCGTGCCGAACTCGCGCCGGAAAAACTCCAGCCCTTCGAGAATCTGGCGGATGAGCGACTCGCCCGAGGGCACGTTGCAGTCGGCCTCGACCCACATGGCCCCGGTGGTCTCCCACCGGCCGCTACGGACCCACTTCTTGACCTGGCTGTAGAGCTCGGGGTAATGCTCCTTGGCGTACTGGTAGAGTTGCGGCTGACTGCACGCGAAGTGGAAGTTGGGGTAACGTTCCATCAGGCGGCAGGCGGTGGCGAAAGTGCGGGCGGTCTTGCGGACGGTCTCGCGCAGCGGCCAGAGCCAGGCGACGTCGATGTGCGAGTGCCCGACGGCGAAGATGCTTCCGGCGCCCGCGTCGAGGGGAATGTCGCCCAGGCGGCGGGCAAATTCGACGCGGGCCGCCTTGACCTGCCGCAGCAGGTCCGCTCGCGGCGCCTGCATGTCCACCGCCAGCAGGACCGCCTCGACGGTCTGCTCAAGCAGTGCCTTTCGCTTGAGGTCCTTGGTGGCGTTGGCGGTTTCCCAGGCCAGAGTGACGTCCATGGCCAGGCCTTCGAGCTCCGGGCTGACGGTGCAGACTCGGGCGCCCAGGAAGCGGCTGGTCCGCCCGCGGACACCCGGGTCCCAATAGTGCGGCGGCATCGACATGGCTTCGACGACCAGTTCCATTCGCCCGCGCCGCGGCAGTTGGATGCGCTTGTGCCCCCAGTCCAGCCCGCAGTACGGCACGCCGTCGATCGAGAGCAGCGCCTCGATGTCGTCGAACTGGAACTCCAGGAACGCGCGCTTGAGGTCCACGTCGGCCCCGACCGTCAGCGGCACCCGAAGGAAGATGGTCTTGCCCGATGCCGTCAGCAGCGGCGTGGCGATTTTTCGTCGGGGCCCGTCAAACTTATATTGTCCCGGGCTGAGGAACTCCGCGGTGCGGGCCTGCCAGTTCTCCACCGGCCAACTCCGTTCCACCGCCAGCGACCTTAATGACGCAAGTCTCGACTGAACCACGTTGGGATGCATAAGTCTCCTATTCCGTTTTTGGGCGTTCTTCCGTCGGCCAATAGAATACAGTCTGGCCCGTTGCCTCGCCAGCCCGTACGCCGTGATGGGTGCATTAACGTTTGGGTGGACTTCTTTAAGCCCCTCGCACTGCGAGGGCGATGTCCGAACAACATCCCCCGGCAGTGCCGGGGGCTTAAAAAATACGTACGCGACGAGAACGAGTCTTCTCAAGCCCCTCGCACTGCGAGGGGATGTCTTTTCTTTAAGCCCCTCGCACTGCGAGGGCGATGTCTTTTCTTTAAGCCCCTCGCACTGCGAGGGGATGTCCCCAAGTCATCCCCCGGCGGTGCCGGGGGCTTTATGTAGCGGCGCGCGTTTGTTTGGGGGTAGATGCGCGCTTGTTGCGTGTGCGAAATGCGTTCGCGCCCGTAGAACGCCGTTCGGCAAAACCCGGTTTGAGGGTCTTGCGATGGGGAGGCGAACGGCATGATAGCGGATCAGGTTGGAACGTCAAGGGGGTAAAAAGGGGCGGCGGGCGGCTTTCGGGGGGAGTTTCGGGCGGGTTCCCATGTCGCGACGGCCTCGTCTTGGGCTCTGGCCTGGATAATCCAGCCTTCCGGGTCGGTCAAAAGCTGGCCCAAAAGGCGTAGGCCGATGGGGGCCAATTCCCGCCTCCACAACTCTCCCGCGTCATCGCCTGGACGGACGTGGCAAAGGTCCTGGGCGATGATCGGCCCAGCGTCCATTCGGTCATCCATAATATAGAGTGTGCCGCCCGCGATCTTATCGCCCATCGCCAGCGTCCAGGCGACGGCATCCCGGCCGCGATGCCTGGGCAGGAGCGAGGGGTGATAACCCACCGCTCCGAGCCTGGCCTTGGCGCGGATCGCCGCGTCCAGGATCACGTGACTGTGGGCCGACAGGATCAAATCGACGTCCTCGGGGATCACCTCCGCCTTCAGGGCGGCCGGATGGTAGGACGCCAGGATGATCGGCCCGCTTGCGGCCGCTGCCGCGTCGTACAACCGGTCGTGTCGCCCATCCGAGGTGAACATCGGAGCGCAAACGGCCGTCACCCGGTGCCCCGCGTGAATCGCCAGTTTGAACACCTCCGCGCCGAACCACTTTTGTCCCACGATCATCAGATTCATGCCTGGCCCTCGTAAATGAATCCCTGCACCGCCCGGAAGTGTCCGCCGTATCCGGCCGTGATGACTTCCTTGCCCATCCGAACGGCCGATCTGGCAATGGACTGCCGCGACTTCTCGCGTCCGCCGCCGTAGAGCCTGCAGGAGACCTGCCGCCAGTTATCCGACCTCCGCAGGGCCGCGCAGAGGCCAGGATGCGACGTGTGAAAGTACGTCTTGAGCGGACGCTTCCAACGGTTGTTTCCGGCCAGCATCTGTCGGCAGATTTCGGCCAGGAACCGCAGCCCCACGCCCGCGCCCTGCCACTGGGGCATGACGACCAGTCGCGACGCCCTGGCGGCCACGCTGCGCCCGGCGAGCATCGTGCCCACGGCCAGGTGGCATACCGGCTCGCCATCGACCGCTCCCACGAAGTTGACCGCGTTGATCATGTGGGGAAGTCTCAAATAGTAATGCGGCTCAAACAGGGGCCAATATCGCCAGTCGGTCTGATGGATCGCCAACTCGAACCTTGGGCGTCGCCAAAGACCCCTCCCGGCGTATTTGCCGGTTGCGGTGTCGAAGATCCAGTCCGGCTCTAGCCAGTCGATGATGTCGTAATGACAGGACAGCAGCACGCATTTGCCCGAGGTCCTGCGCCACGCCTTGCCGAACGCCATGGCCCCGACGCGGGCGATCTGACGGTCCACGACGCTGGTGAATTCGTCGATCACCACGCGGGCCGGCGCGTCGCAGATCACGCGGGCCAGGTCCGCCCGGAACCGTTCCCCGTTGGACAGCACGCGATACGGGCGAAGCCACGCGGGCACGTCGCCAAGGCCCACGGCCGCCAGCGCCGCCGCGACAGGGTCAAACGGGCCATCCGGAGCGATGGCGTCGATGATCGGGCGGTTGGCAGGCCAGCCGGAGGGGTCATAAACGCAGGCGGGGCCAAAGAGCTTACGGCCCATCGAGCTTTTTCCCGTCCCGCTGGGTCCGACGATCAGGCCGATCTTCCAGCCGTCGTCGTCAATGGGAAGGTCTGCATCGAGGTCGAAGTTGCAGCCGCTCTCCGCGTTGAACAGGCTTTTGACGCGGGCGGCGCGGTAACTGTTGAAGTCGCTGCAGCGATGGTGGATTTCGAGCTTCATGTGACCACCACCTTGCAGGAATGGCCCTGCCGTACGAACTTCCGGTAGAGCCGCTTTTGGTGTGCCTCGTCTTTACAGAGGACGATGATTCCGAACTGCTGAACGTACTTGTGCCAACCCGGATCGGCCGGCTTGGAACCGCTGGAATTACTCACTCATTACTTCACAAACCTCACGCCTTTGGACGATACATTATTCGGCTGGGGCCTCGCCGGTGTTTCGAGCACCGGGGCGGGATTCAGGCTCACGCCTTTCCCGCCGCCCTGGCCATCCGATTTACTATTACCACGGGGATTTCAGCGACACCCCAGCGGCGTCCATTCGCTGGACGATTTGCAGGCGTTTCTTCATGCCCGCGAAGTCGATGCCCAGCGGGTTGTAGCCGTTGCCGTCGAGCTGATCCTGGCTGACCAGGACGTACGCCTCGCTGCAATAGGTGGCCCAGAACCCAAGGGTCATATCCTGGTATTGCGCCCAGGTGGTCGTCGGGGCCATGGCGGCCGAAAGGATCAACCTCTGTGTCGCCGTGCAGTGCCCGCCCCAGGAACCGGGCGCGAAGCTGGCCTTAATCCCGGCCCTGTCCGTTGACCAGGGCAGGCCCTTTTTCAATTGCTCTGCGGCCGAGGCCGGTAGCTCCAGGCCGTCCAGGATGCCCTGGCAGGCGTACATGCCCAGGCGGACCTGGTCGATGTCGCTCGGATTGATCGCCGCGAAGGCCGCGATCTTGGTGCCGCCGATGCCGGTGTTGACCCAGTATTTGAGCACGTCCAAAAGGCACGCGCCGTTGTCGGTCGGGTTGTTGCCGTTGGCATCGAGCGGGGCATTGGAGTCGAAGCCCGCCACATCGTGGTAGGCCATCAGCAGGCCCCGAAGCGTGATTACGCTTGACGAGCCGACGCTGCCTCGCCAACCCTGATCCAGATTGGCAGGCCCGGCGAAGGCGCAATCGCCCAGGGGAACCTGGTCCGGGTCCTTCGGATCGGGGCCGTTGCCCCACATGTTGAGCGTGCCCATGCCGCCCGCCCAGTCGATATCATCGGGCACGGTGGCCAGCAGGGCCTTGGGATCGTCAGGCAGGAAGTCGGTGAGCGTCAGCGTCCGCTCGTCGAAGACGGCCGGGAGCTTGCCGAGCTTGAGACTGAATGGATTGATGTCCTGTTTCATGATGACTCCGTTCGACCGCTGAGCGGTCTAGTTGTTCCTGTAAGCCCCGTCCGTGGGATGAGAGGCCAGTGTCATCAGCGGAGGCGTAGTGGCCTTTACCGCCGCCGCGTTGGAGTGGCTGATGCTGGCCAGGCCAGCCCCGCCTGCAACGCCGATGATCAGGTTCATGGTGTCCGAGGGCACGATGAACCAATGGTTGGCCTGGGCCAGTTGCAGCACGATCACCGCCAGAAGGGCCAGGTACGATTTGTTGACGTTCAGGAAGGAAAGGATGGATTGAAGCATGTGAAACTCCTTAACGGGCTTTATTCGGCTGGCTGGTCGCCAGAAGGTGCGAGGCGTTGATGGTCATGTTGAACGTGGCGTTGACCGCATTAGGCGGTACGTTGACGCTGATGTTGAACGTCGCGGGCTGGGTGCTGCTTCCGATCTGCACCTGCACCGGGGCGTTGACGGGCGTGCTGGCGGTGCATCCGGCCGGAAGAAGAAAACAACAAACGTTCAACGTCCAACGTCCAACGCTCAACATTGAACTCCGGATTCGACCGTTCAAGGTTGGACGTTGGACGTTGGACGTTGGACGTTCGTTTTGTATGTTTTGGGTCACAGTTTCGCCGCCTTGCATCGGGCGCATCGATCGACGCCCGCCTTGAACTTGCGCGAGGCGATCCAGGCACCCACGAACGCGCCCAGCATGTAGAACGTCCAGTCGGTAATGCCGCCCGGCCAGATCGGGTCGGGCTCGTAGACCACGTCGAACCAGCACTCGATCACGGCCGCCACGGCCGCGATCACCAGGATCGCGATCCAGAACCGCCTCCGCTGGCCTTCCCTGTACAGCGTGAGCATCACGGCGTACGAGATCAGGAAGTGGACGCCCTGCGCCCAGACGAGCGGGGTGTTCTTGAAGTGGCCCATCATTTCGAGGAAATGGTTCATGTCCTGGTTTCTTCCTACGACCTACGATCTATCTACTTCCTGTGGCGTACCGTTTATGGATAACTTGCAGCCTCAACTTCAGGTCCAGCAGCTTGGCTCGCAGGGCCATGTCGTTGGTGGAGATCGCCGCTTCCGTGATCAGCTTTTTATCGCCGAACATCGGCAGGACCTGCGGAATCATCTGGATGATCTCGGCGATGATCTGGATCGCGGCGGCCGCGTCGGCCTGGACCTGCTGCGTGCTGGGCATGGCCTTGGCGTCGGCGATGGCCATCTGGCAGTCGGTAAGCAGCTCCGTCGCGTTCGCGGCGGCCGCGGCCGAGTCGCCAGGCGCAGCCTGCGTGTAGGTAAGAAGTGTTTCGGTCGTGTACGTGGCGGCGGAGGTGGCCGTCGCCGTCACGTCCGACAGCGGCGCGCCGCAGCCCGGAAGAAGGCAAGAGGCCAGGGGCAAGAGGCACAAGACAGAAAGCAACACTCGGTTTCGCATCGCAATCTCCTTACGGGTTAATGGGTCACAGAAGGAGATTCGGAAAACGCGACATTGGTCAGTGCGACACATCCGGAGTGGACCGGAAATCGTCCAGCCCTTCGACCCGGATTCGAACGTAAGCCGGGCAGCCCGCGCTGAGGTTATTCGCCGTCGGGATGAAGAGCGTCAGTTGACCGTTGGCATGGGTGTTGCAATTGACGCAGATATTGCCGAAGCTGCCAAGTTGTTGTTCGGCCGTTGAAGAGCTTCCCAGCAAAAAAGTGTATTCGTCGGGCGACCAGTAGCTATCGACGTTGGGGTCGAGGCTTGCGTTGCCGCTGCTATCAGTCCAGCTCGTAACGATAACCTTCAATGTGCGGCCCCGCCAGTCGCGGGCGTCCAAGACCGTTTCGTTCGTAGCCCAGGGCGATGTCAGTTTGAAATATTTCTCATACAGCATCACACCCGAGCCGATGGGCGGCTTCCAGGACGGCATGGAGGGCGTGTTCGTGTCCATCGTCAGGACATCGCCCGCAGAGCCGCCCGACAGCCAGGTCGGAACTGGAGGCGTCCCGCTCTGGATCAGGATGCATCCGGCCAGGACCCTTCCGGGACTCCAGAGCGGCAGATCGCCTGGCCCGGAATACAGGAGGCAGTTGAGTTCGGGCGGACCGGCCAGCACGCTCCAGACGGGCGTGGGGTCATTGCTGCCGTACAGCATCGCACCGGGCGTGGCCGTGGGCAGTCCGCCCGGAGCGGTCAAAGCCGTCCAGCCCAGGACGCCGCCCGAGCAGGTAAAATGGTAGTTGCCCGTATTGGAGGGGCCTGGAATCCAGGTCGGAAACCGAACCGAGTTGAGCGTCATCAGGCTATTGGGAGTCAGCGCCGACACGACGGACCAGGCCAGCGGGTTGCCATTGGCGGCGATCATGTCGCCGGAGGCGACCGGGGCGGGCACGGCGGAGGTCTCGTACGCGTTGACCGCGTGGGCCACGGCCGTGTTGGATGTGGGGTCATAATACGGCACGTCCAGGCGGATCACGTCGCCGCTCTTGAGCTTGACCCCGTGCACGCCGGTGAGCGTCTCGGGGGAGTAGAGATAGCACTTCACGGCCTGGCTGTACCCGATGGAGGATCCGGACGGATCGCACAGGGTCACCATCACGTAATTGTTGCCGTCCGCCCAGTCGGAGTTGACCTTGCCCCAGACCGTGCCAGACCAAAGCGGCAGGGCCGCCCCGTTCTTGGAGCCGTCGGTGGAATCGGCGGTCCGGATGTAGGGGATGATCGCGCCCGACTTGAGAGGGAAGTGCATGGGGCCCACTTTGCCCAGGTCGGGCCAGTAGATATACACCTTCACCGTGGGCGAAATGGGCGACAGGCTGCCGGATTGATCGCACTCGTCCACCATGACGTAGTTGTTGCCGGCATTGAGGTCCCAGTCGGTTTTGAGCTTGCCCCAGTGGGGAACCAGCGGTGGATCGACGGCGGGCTGGGGATTGCCCGGCAGGACGCCCGGCTGCGGCGCCACCTGCGCGTGGCCCATCTGGGTCTTGGAGGGCAGGCTGTCCGCCTGGGCCATCCGCTTGCGGAAATTGTCCACGATCCCGCGCACCGTGTCCTTGGCCATCAGGTTGCCGTCCACCGCGCCGTGCATCTGGTATTCGACCGTGGTGAGGCAGTTGACCAGGTCCCAGGTCACGCTGGAGATCTGGCCGTTGCACTCGAAGTTGTAAAGCCCCGCGAACTTTCGCACCTTGGGCGATCCGGTTGCCACCAGGACGCCCATGGCGATCTTCTGCGCCTCGACCCCCAGCGCCGCGCCGTTGATGGAGTTCCAGCCGATGTCCCGGTATTCCTGGAGCTGCGGGCATTCGATGATCTGGACGTCGGAGGTGGACCCGGCCGCCATGGCGGTGCCGATGTCGCAGGTGGCCACGACGCCGGTGGTGGGGTCCCGCTTGAACGCCGCGCAGTAGAACGACGTGTAATCGTCGGTGTCCTGGCAGTAGTGCGAGAAGATCACCTTTACGTCGCCGGGGTCGGTAAAGGCCTGGAAAAACTCTCCGAATCGGCCCGTGCAGTTCTGGGTGTTCACGTCCCCGGCCGGAAACGGGAAGGTGATCAGGCCGTAATAGTGGTTGACTTCCAGGCCCGGAACATCCCCTGGAGCGGCGGTCGAACTCCAGAGACCCGTGGCGGCGGTGCGGGCGGGCAGGCGGGCCAAAACGCGGACAGGCACCGACCGCTGGCCGGCCCCGGCGTCGCTGGCGGCGACGGTGGTGTTTTTCAAGAGCGGCAGGTACGCCGCCCGATGCGGGCCGACCAGGCGCATCATGGTGAACAGGTTGTCGTAGGCGTACTGGCTGGCGGTGGTGCCCTTGGGCAACTTTTTGTTGACGATGTCCTCGGGGCTGTAGACCCCGCCCAGCCAGTCCAGGCTGTGAACCTCGGCCAGCGAACCGTTGTTCATAAATCCGCAATACTGGAAACCGTCGGTCGTGGTCTCCTGCCCCTGGGGAACCAGGCCCAGCTCGCACTGGACGATGGCCCGGTTCCGGCCCGAGGTGACGACCACGATGTCGGGCGACAGCGACCGGTGGAAGCCCGGATCGCTGGGCAGTTCGCGCGGGGACTGGGAGTCGGTGAAGGTGTCGGGGAACGCGTCCAGGCCGTCGGGGCCCACGCCGATGTGGAACGTCTTATACTTGCCCGCCGTGGTCAGCACCATGCAGTAGCCGTACTGGTTGAGCAGTTCGTTGAGCGTGGTCGGGATGTGGATGTTGTCCCAGCGGATGTTCAGCGGCTTGGCCGTGGTCAGCGGCTCGTCCTCCGCAAGGTCCGTGGTGCTGAACGCCGTCTCCCCCGAGGCGAACTGCATGTTATGGACCAGTTCCTGGCAGAGGTTGGCGGCCGAGGCGTTGTCGGTGGGGCTGGCCGTGCCGTCCTGGTTGAGGATGTTGCAGGGGTGGCGCGTATAGTATCCGCCACGGCCCCCGATGAATTCCCATCGCCGGTCGGCCAGGGTGATGATCTTCTCCTGCACGGTGGCCACCGAATCGCCGGGGGCCTTGCCGATGACGCTGTCCTCAATCGACATCACGCTCCAGCTGCTGAGCATCACGTCGGGCGTGAGGAGGTTGTAGGGGTTCTTGACGTAGACCAGCATGACCCCGGTGCGCTTGTAGTTCCCGGCGAACTTCGCCGCCTCGCTCTTGGGCACGCGGAGCTGAATGGTGTCGGGCGTGACTCCGGCCGTCCGCGAGATCTCCTTGCACTCGCCGTAGACGACCGTCTGGTCGAATTGGAAACCCACCTTGACAAAACTCATGTTGTGTAGACTCCGCTGCTGTCTGTCCGGGCCGAGGGCAGGACCATCACGTGCGCGACCGCGTACATGAATCGGTATCGCCAGGAAACCGAATACTCCCCGTCGTTGGTTCGCTCCAGGACGACCTCGGGCGCCTCCATCAGGGCCGAGTTGTCGAACTTGTAGGGCGGGGCCATCGGGTAGACCGCCTTGCCGATCGCGCGGCCGGACTGTTCGTAGATGAACACCGACGGGTCGGCCTGGAGGATCACGGGGGACAGGCCCATGTATCGAAGCTCGCGCAGCAGCGGCCCGGCCGCCCCGTGGCTGGTCCGCTCGACCAGCTCCAGGATGTTGGAGTTGTCGCGGCACGCGAGCACCTCGAACCGGCCGGTCGCTCGGGCCGTCTTGTGCGTGGTGGTGGTGATCTCCGCCCGCATCAGTTCGCCCGCCGCGCGGAGGGCGGTGCATTGCGCGGTGACATAGGCCGACGCGCCGGGCCCCACGTAATCGTACGTGTTGGTCGTCACCTGGCGGTTGTGTTCGTCGTACGAGGTGGAGATCGTGCGCTCCCCGTCGATCACCGTGCCCGACGTGGCGGGGTACGCCGTCAGCAGCGGGGAGTACCGCACCTCGAACGTCGCGTCGTTGGTGGTCTCGTTGGCCTGGACCCGAAGGGTCCGCTGGACGATTCCGCCCGGCCCAGCCGGAATGTGGTCCAGGAAATAATCGCTGGCGGAGAGGGTGCCGTCGGTGACCACGTGCCCCGATTGGACAATCGTGCTAAGCCCTTCGAGGTTGCGGTCCAGCGAGGTTTTGTACTCGAAGGAGAGCAGGCCTGCGACCGCCGAACCCTTCTGCTGGCCCTCCACGCTGAAGCTGACTTTCCGGCAGCGTCCTCCCTGCTCGGGCTCGTAATCGAATTTGACGCGGATCCCGGTGGGACAATCGGCGAAGAGGAGCTGCTCGATCATGCCCGAGCCGGTCGTGATGGAAAAATCGTTGTTGTCCTGGGCCGCCCAGGATGCGAAGGCCGCCAGGGCGTCGATCAGATCGCTCTCGGAGGCGGCGGAGACCTCGCCCTGGCACTTGTACGTGACCTTGGAGCCGATCCGCTGGTAGGCCTCGTTAAAGACGCCCTCGACCCCCTTGGTGTATTCCAGGATCTGCAGGGCCGAATCGTACGCGCCGCCGATGGCACATTTCAGGATGGCGTCGAAATCACCCACGGGGACTCCAAGAAGGCACCAGGCAATAGGCACTAGGCAATAGGAAGAAAGAAAAGAGCGGGCAATAGCCTCTTCGCCGTTGCCTACTGCCTAGTGCCAAGTGCCTAGTGCCTTTCTTCATCATCTCACCGCCAGGGTCTGCTGGAACGCGTTCATTTCCATCCGACGCCGCGTGGAGGACTCCACGCCCTTCTGCACGCCGTGAACCGCGTGGGAGATCGCCGGAGCCACCTGGTTGGACACATGCCGGGCCGAGGCCTCCGGATCGACCTGGACGTTGACCGCGACTCCGCCGCCGGGCTGGGTGTGCGCCAGGCCCGCCGAGGATGCCACGCCGCCAAACACGCCGGAGATGTCGCCGACGAACGCGCCGATACCACGCGCGATCGCCCCGACCAGTTCGGCAATCGGCCGGAGGATCGCTCCGATGATCTGAAGCGCGGGGGCCAGGATGTTGGCGAACAGACCGGCCAGCTGGCCGACCAACGCCAACAGCGGCGTCAACAGAGGGGCCAGCGCCTCGAAGATATCGAATACGGCCTGGATGACCGGCATGAGGGCCTCCCCCAGCGACTGCACCAGTTCCCCGATCACCGGGGCCAGCGTCTTCATCAATTCGCCCACCCTGGCCATGATCGGTGCCAGGACCGATCCCAGGGACTGGGCAACCTCCTCCAGCACCGGGGCCAGGGCCTCGAAGATCGGAACGACCGTCTTTTGGGCCAGGCCCTGGAAGGTCGCTTCCATCTTGAGCAGGCTCTTGTGAAAGTTCTCCGCGCCCTGGGCGGCCTTGTCGTCCATGGTCACGCCCAGGCGGTCCGCCTCGGCGATCATGCCGTTGATTCCGGCGCGGCCCTGGTTGAGGATCGGCAGGAGCTTCATCCCCGCACGGCCGAATATTTCCTGCGCCATCGCCGCCCTCTGGGTGGCGTTATCGACATGGCTCAAGGCGTCGGCCGTCTGCATGAAGATTTCCTGCATGGGGCGAAGCTGGCCATTGGAATCCTTGACGTTGATGCCCAGTTGCGCAAAGGCCTGGGCGGCCGGTCCGGTGCCCAGCGCCGCCTCGCGAATCCCGCGCGTGAGTTGGTTCATCGACTCGGCGACCTGCTCGGCCGGAAGATCGACCTCTTTGCAGGCGTACGCCACGCCGGACAGAAAATGCACGCTGGCCCCGGTGGTCTCGGAGAGCCGCTTGAACTCGACGCCCGCATTGACCGTCCCCATCACGAGGTTCTTGAGCGCCGAGGCGGCCTCCATCGCCAGATTGGCCACGCCCAGCATGGGATTGGCCAGGAACGTGGAGATCGATTCGCCCAGCATGTGCGTCAGGCCCTGCGCCTCCAGGATGCTCGTGGTGAAGCCCGAGCGGTCCAGCTGCATGTGACCGAGGATTGTTCCTGCGTCAAAGGACATCGGGCACCTTCAGAAAACAACGAACCGACGAACATTCGTCCCTGCGGACGCCCGTAGGGGCGAATGTCGAACCGCAGAAGGCAGAAGTGAAGACGCGGCTTGGCAACTCTTCACTTCGACATTCTGCGGTTCGATTGTTTCGAGTCTTCGAGACCCGTATGGGCGAATGTCCTGCGGTTCGCTGTGTCTTCATTTGCGCACCATGTATTGGTCCAGCATTTCCATCCCGCCCCGTATCGTCCGCACGCCACCGGTCGGCGAGTCCAGCCTGGACCGGCGATTCATCTCCCTGGCCCGCCGCGCCGATAGCGCGATTCCGGCCAGCAAGAGGTCCATCGCCTCATCCACGCCCAGTTCCCATAGATCGCGCAACGGCGTGCCCGGCAGAAGCTCCGCCAGCACGATCACGATCTCGCGGATGGACAGGGGATCGCCGCCGGAATCGCGGCGCTCTTTGCCGCCTGCTGTTTTTTTTTGAGCCAGTCGGAAAAGTACGTGCTGCAGGCGGTGAACGCGGCCAGAAGGTCGTCATACTCCGTGGCCTCGATCACCGGATGCACCGCCGGTGGGAAAAACCGCTTGACCACGTCGCGCAGGACCCTTTCCAGTTCCTGCGTGGCCGGGCCCGCGATCCGCTTCTCCACGTCCGAAAGAACCGCCAGGTCCTTGAGCGTCGGGCGCAGCGTGGCGTACACAGTGTCGTCCAGGATCAGTTGCAGGTCCCACGGGACCTGGTTGGATATGTTGACGATGGTCATGAACTCTCCTCTTGCCGATTGCGAATTGCGGTTGCGCCTACGCGCCGATCGTCGCCGACCCGACGTTGCCCAGCACGATGTTGGGCAATTGCGTCCGGTCGGGATAGACGACCATTTCGAAATCCAGCGAGTCATCATCCTTGGCGTCGGACTTTTGTTTGAGCCCGGCGGAGATGACCGCCTTGTTAAACGTCCGGTCGGCTGTGACCACGGAACCCATGTAGCGCGGGTGCAGCACGACCTGCTGCGCATAGTCGTACAAGTCCCCGTACATGGCCACGGGGGCCATGGCCAGCGGGAGGACGGCCGTGGTGTTCCACGGGTAGAACAGCGCCAGCTGCGCGGCGCCGGTCTGGCGGAACTTGCCCTTGATCATGATCTCGATCCCGGTCAAACGGTCGCCCAATTTCATCTCGCCAAGTTGCTTGAGAACGCGCGGCTTGAGCGTCCGCTTTTCCTCGATCTCGATATCCTCGACGTACCCGACATCGACGCCCGCGACCGACACGTCCCAGATGGTCATCGAGACCTGGGTCACGTCCTTGGTGGGCGGGGGATCGGTCTTGAGGGGTTCGGGGGCCGTCACTTCGTCGGGGTCGCGTTTGGTTGCCATGGTTGCTCCTGATTTAAGAAGGCACTAGGCATTAGGCACTTGGCACTAGGCGGAAGAAACGGCAACGGCAAAGAACCTCTTCGCTGTTTCTTCCTAGTGCCTGGTGCCAAGTGCCTGGTGCCTTCTTCATGTTTTTCTCACTGCTCGTACCTGTACGTTGAACACCACATGCCGCTCGTCATCGGCCATCATGCCCAGGTCGTATGGGGGCTGGATCGCGTCGATGCTGATCGCCCGCCAGTCGGCCGACAGATCGACCATGCGTCGCGGCTGCCGCTGGGGCGGCGGATAGATCGCGTCATACAGCTGCATCGCCCGCGCGATCGCCTCGCGGGGGCCGGATCCCTTGGTCATCACCTGGAGCGTCAGCGGCATGGTGGGCCGGACGCCCCGGTCCGATCCGCCCGTGTTGTTGACGTACGACTGCACGCCCAAACCCTGGCCGAACTGGCAGCAGACGATGTCGGTGCCGAACGTCAGCGTGGCGGCCGAGGCCAGCCAGGCGGAAAAGTCGGTGAGGAATTCCGCGCTCATGCCAATTCCTTCCGTATCTCTGCGGCCATGACGCTGGCGGCGATGCCGGAGATTTCCTTCAGCGGCCGCTCGATGTACTTGCTCGCGTAGACGCCATCCTCGGGATGCGTGTGCTCGAGCGGTTCCTCGTGCTGCCTGACGGCGTAATCGGAGGCCTCGCCGCCGCCCGCCGTAAGGGTACCCTCGATAAGCTTTTCGTCCGCCCGGATGCCCTGCACGTCGCCGACGATGGTCCCGGCCAGGGTGCCGGTATCGACGGGCACCAGTTCTTTGGACCGCTGCTCGCCACGGCCCAGCAGCATGGCCATGCCCCGCACGCCGCCCGCGCGGACACGCCGGTCGGCCAGGTCCAGGCCCTTGAGAAAGGACGATGCGTCGAAGGTATCGGGCATGGAAGGAGATTCGGAAAAACGGAAGTTCGTAGTACGTAGTTCGTAGTTCGTAGAAACGACAAAGAGTCTCTTTGCCGTGTCTTGGTTTACCTTCGTACTACGAACTACGAACTGCGAACTTCTTACGACAGTACGAGCGTGGTGTGGCCCAGCGTGGTGCCCGGCGTGGTGTCCACCGTGATGACCTGGTACCGGTCGGACGATCCGGCGACGTCGATGGTGAGCCAGTCGCCCTCCACGACGGCCGGCAGACGCTGCCCGATGACCTTGGCGCTGGTCTTGACGGTCCGGACGCCCAGATGCAGGGTCTTGATGTGCTCCTGCGTGTAGACCGGCCAGGGCCCGCCCGGCTGGGCCGCAAGGACGGGCTGCCCGTACGCGTCGTCGCCGGAGCGATTTTCCCACAGCGTGATTTGAGAGTTGGTCAGCATAGGCGGGCAGACTTTCGGAAGAACACCGCCAGCTGCATCCTGGCCTCGACGCAGATCAGGCGGACCGGCTTGGCCGGGTCGTACTGTTCCTGGATGTGTCCGCCCACGGATTGGTTGACCACGCCCTCCTCGCGGTCGCGGAGGCGATCCTTGCGGCCCGGCCGGTTCAAAATATCGCTGGCCTGCAGGAACGCCGCGAACTTGACGCGATAGGGGATGATGACGTTGCCCACGGGGTCCACGTCCCAGATCACGGCCGACTCCATCAGCTTGCCAGCGGGCCAGAGGGCCGGATCGTCCAGGATGATGCGGGGGAAGGCCCGAAGCTGCACGTTGGCACGCAGGGCCATCCAGTCGCCGTAGGGGATGCCCTCGTACTGGCAGGCGTCGATCTCGTCGGAGGCCTGGACCAGGGCGGAGGTCTTTCTCGCGTCCGAGAGCGTGGACCAGACCGACACGTCCGCCACGCGTAGCGCGTACGCCTCCGCCTCGGCCAGGGTCAGGTAGGCCGGGACGACGATGTTCGGATCGCTGCTGGGGGTTGTGACCATGGTGTACCTCGCTAGGATAGAACCGTGCTGGCGCATGCGCCGCCAAATGAGGACGGCCAGGTGCCTACAGCGTCCAGATAACTCAACCCGGCTGAAGGCCCCACCGGAGCCTCGGAGACTGTCAACAGCACTTGTTTGTTTCCCGTCCCGCCGATGGCGAGCGACCCGGCGAATCCTGCCGGCATTGTGCCCACCGTCATGCCCAGCGGCGTCGCAACGGCACTTGTCGCCTGGGCCACCACGTACGTGCCAGCGCCGAATCCCGCGTTCGCCGAAACATTCAGCACAGCACTCGCTATCGACAGGTTGTTGATCGCGAGCAGGTTGCTGGACGTTCCGAACCCCATATTCACGGTGGCGTTTCGCAAGATGCCGTCTAAATTGAACGGAGTCGCAATAGTGCTAGAGAAGTTGCCGTTGATCGTGAGGACACCGGTATAGTGGGCGCCTCCAGTGCAATTCGTTAGGGTTGGGTTGCTACCAAGAGGTCCACCCCCGATAGCTGACATCACACAAAGGGCCTGGTCACCGGTATAGGCTCCCACCATCATTAGCGAGTGAGTGGCGAGGTCGCCCACAAAATGCAAAACATCCGTAACCGTTTGATTCGAGAATCCCAGGTCTCCGTTGCACCTGGTCCAGTCGCCCCAGCTCAAGGATGTATCGATGCCGCCGATCTGCGGAGGTCCGTTATAGCCATCGCCAAATGAGCCGGTATGCGTTTTCCCGTCCCCCACCAACCATAGTTTGATGTCCTTCCACTTGGCGGCGGCAACCTCGATGTCCATGCCCACTTGGCCGGTAGGGTCGGGAATCGAACCGGGCAAATGTATGAGGCAGGCCGGGTCGCTAAACATCTGCGACCAAACCCCGTTAGAGGATGCATTAGGCACACCTGCTATATCAATGGCTTGGGCAAACTGGGACATGGCCGCGTTGCCGGCGACAACCAGATTGGCTCCACTGGCGGTGACGGTTGCCGCGCCTGTCGTCAAGTAGCCCGAGTCGGTTGAATCATCTGCGTACACGCCTGTTGCGACACCCGCTACAGGTGATCTCTGGAAGCCGCCTAGAACAATCGCAATAAGGAAGTAAAACGCCCCCATGCCATAGTCGGGTATGTATTGCCCGATGACGAACTGCCGCGACGAATGCACCCACATCGGCTGGGCGTCGTTGAGTCCTGATGCACCAACGAGCGGGTCTTCCGCCACCATCGGGGTATAGGTCCCGTTAGGCGAGATGGGAACATAAAAGTAGACGTTCAGCAAGCAGCTAACGCTGGCGCCCGCTGACTCATTAACCAGGGTATGACCCGACAGCACGAGCTTCGACGCCGTGGCACTGACGACTGTGCATCGCCAGGTCTGCCCGGCCTGCTGGGCCAGGCCAAACAGGTCTACCGTCGTGCCCACGGGATAGGTCTGGAAACTCGCCGCCGAACAGTTGATGGAATTGTCGGAGGCCAGACTGGAGATTGTGGTTCGCATATTATTGACGCCTTACGTCGCGGGCTGGACCTGCGCTGTCAGCGTGTCCCCGGCCGTCCCGACCGCGTACAGGGCGTCGGCCCCCGTGATCGAGTGCGCGTGGGTCGCTCCGGGGGCAAGCTCGATGATCTGTTCGCCCGCGCCGCCGGTGCCGTAGAACGCGGAGTGCTGATTGGCGCTGGGCGCTTGGATCAGGATCACCGCCGGGCCGCTCTGGCCGGGAAAGAGCTGCGCCTTGACGGACGACAGGGCGACGGAGACCGGTTTTAAGAACGTTCGAAACATGGGACACCTCTGAAGGCAGATTCGGAAAACTGAAGGCAAGAGCCAGTAGGCAAGAGGCAATAGGAAGACACGGCCACGAGGCCCTTCGCGATTTCTTCCTTCTGCCTCTTGCCTCTTGCCTGTTGCCTCCCTCAAATAAAGGAGCCCCGACACAATCGGGGCTCCGGCACAAGCAGGATCCGCAGCAGCGGATACGGAAGGCCTATGTATTCAGGGCGGGGATCAGGTACGCGTCGGCGGTGATGCTGGCCGAGGCCCCGACCTTGAGCGGATCAGCCTCGACTCCGGTGGCGGCGGAGATCGTCCATGTGAGCTTGACGAACTCCTTGGTCACGCCGACCAGTTTGAGCAGGTCTCCGGCGGCCGTGATGTTGGCATAGAGCCCCGTCGTGGTCCAGTTGGTCAGGCCGTCGTCCGATTCAAACACCTCGACCTTGTAGCTCTGCGCGCCGCCCGTGGTGAACAGGACGGCCGCCACGCGAAGAAACAGCGCCGTCTGGCGGAACGGGGCGGCCGCGAAATTGGGGCCAAGGTCAATCGCCTTGGTGCCATCGCCCGAGGCCGCGAGGGTCTGGGCGGCCATGAACTGAAGGTTCGCGTCCACAGGGCCCCAGGACTTGCCGTCGGTGGCGGGCAGGTCGAACACAGACGAAAAGGCGTTGACCAGGCCCCTCAAGGGCGGCTTTCGCCCACCGGGGGCGTTTGAAGTGCCCGCGCCGATCGCCGTGGCCAGCGACGCGCCGGCCAGTTGAACTTGCTTGGAATTGGCCGCCACGCTGACCAGGGCCCAGGCCGCCAGCAGAATCACCGCAAAGATCGCCATGCTCATCATTGTGCTGCTCCTCTAAAAGGTTCGTTTGGTATCACTGTGGCCCTCCCCGGCCACGCTGGCCGGGAAGGGCCGACTATCAAAACAACTGTTCACCGGTTAAAAATTCTGCTCTTTGCCGTTACCGCTTACAGCCCACGGTCCACGGCCTACTTCTTCGTCTTGCCGTTCTTGGGCGTTTCGGTGCTGCCGTCCGCAGGCACCTGCACCTGCGTGCGTGCAGCCTCGGAGATCGCGGCGTCCCGCAGCTTGCGGCAATCCTCGATCAGTTCCTTTGCCTCGTCGTACCGGCCCTCGGTGAACAGGGCTCGAGCCTGGTTCATCTTGACGGCATACACGCCGCCCTGGCTGGCCGTGATGTCCGGCGTAATGCCGTAATAGCGGGCGATGGATCGGCCGTGGAACGTCGCCAGGCCCACGCGGCCCTCGACGAGCGCCTGGTCCTGCGTGCCTCGCACGCCCTGCTCCTCGACCTCGAACATGCCATCGGCGCCCATGCGGCAGATGCCCTGGAGTCGATCCTCGTCCATCTGGCGGCCGAACGCGACGCAGTACATCGACCCGCAGTTGAGGGTGATGCCGACCGTCTCGTCGAAGCCCAGGATGAAGTTGTCCGACTCGTCGCGCCCGACCAGCTTGATCGGGACGTTGTTGTAACTGGTCGGTGCGTAGGTGGAGGCCCAGTCGGCCATCAGGATGTACGTGTTTCCGGCCGCGCGGATCATCTTACCCAGTTCGCGGCGCATGGCCGTGCCCATCAGCAGCACCTTGTTGCTGGGCGTCTCGCCGTCGTCGTCGCCGACGACCAGGTCGCACAGTGCGGCCACGGCGTCCAGGTTCAGCGCCCCGCCGTCGGACCCGCTGCCGCCCTTGATCGTCTGCTGGCCGGAACCCAGGCGGGCGTTGAGGCCGTCGAACTCCAGGGCGCTTCTGGAAGAGTCGCCGTCGAAGAATATGCGGGTGAAGAACAGGCCAGCCGCCTGAACCTTGGCGGCCACGCGGGCCGCCTTGCGGCTGGCGTTCAGCGCCAGTTGCCGGTCGGTGTACACCAGGCCGCCCATGATCGCGGTGCCCTCCTTGACGGGCACGATCACGCCTTCGGGCTGGTCGGGGTAGGCCCCGTTGATGGCGCGGAATCCCACGCCCGGAAGCGCCTGCTGGCGGTCATACTCGTAGCCCATCGCATCGCCCAAGTCGATGAAATTCAGCAGGCGAAGGATGTTCGAGGAGGTGCCGAAGATCTGGACGATCTTCTGCCGCTTGAGGTCCTTGACCTGGGCGGCGTAGTTGAGCAGTGTGTCAGCCATGATGGTCCTTTCTTAGACCGTGTTGAAGTTCCGGCTTTCGGACGTGGCGCACGCGGCCCCGTCCGCGCGCCAGGTCATTTCTTGATTTCGTTCCTGTAGAGGTCCGCCAGGCCCTGGGCGGGGTTCCGCCTCGAGGCCTCGGCGGCGGCGGCGGCCACGGCCGCGGCCTGGTTGTCCTTGCCGTCCCCACCGGCCGATGCGCCCAGGCCGGGGAACGTCAGGCCCATCGAGCCCACGTCCTTCTTGACCGCATCGATGGCGGCGGTCAGGCCCGCCTCCAGCTGCGCCGCGTCGTCGGTGACGGGGATGAGCTGGTGATAGGTGGCGGGGATCTTCGCGGCCTTCTCGGACAGGAACTTCGAGCGGGCCTCCGCGATCCGCTGCTGGGCCGCCTGGGCCTCTGCGGCCTGGGCGTCGTGCTCGCGTATCGTGGCCAGGCCAACGTTCACCTGGTCGGCGACGAGTTTTTGCAGATCCTCGGGCTTCGCGCCGGCGGCGGGGATCGCCGCGACGCTTTGCTCGAGCCTGCGGCAAGTATCGAATACCGGCTGGAGCGACTCCTCGATCCGGTGCTTCTGAAGGGGAATCTCGTCGGTGAACATCTTGGCGACGAGGGTGGTGATCTGTTCGAGGTCTTCTTTTTCCAATGCCATGTTTCGATTCCTTCGTTGGAGGATTGCGTTTACGCAACGGTGCTTCGTCAGAGAGGGGATTCGGAAAAGCCGGAAGAAGGCACTGGGCAATAGGCACTGGGCACTAGGAAGAAACAGCGAAGACGCTCTGCCCGTTTCTTCCCTAGTGCCTATTGCCTAGTGCCTATTGCCTTCATTGGAGTTGCTCAATGTACGGCGCGATATTGTGCGTGCAGTGGGGATGGAACGGCGGGCCGCCATGCGGCAGGTCCGCCAGGGGCTCGTATTTGTCCGAGTCCCCCGAGAGCGAGTAGACGCGGCCGACCAACTCGTCACAGATGCGGCATTGGCGCGAGAGCGGCCCGACGATCTTGACCAGGTCAAAGAGCTTGCTGTCCCCGACCATTTCCCCGGCGTCTTTGAGCCGGTCCTTCGTCGCCTCGGTCACGGCCTGTCTCAACTGGTAGTGCGCGACGAGCTGCGCGTACTCTCCGATCTTCATCCGGACCTTGCCCGCCTGGATATACCCGGCGTCCAGGTCGCAGATGTCGCGCAGCTCGTCGGCGGACATCTTGCCCGAGGCCAACAGTTCCCGCCCGCCGTCCTCGAGGCGCGAGCGAAGCCCGCGCGAGATGTCGTTGAGGTTGCCGCCCGCGACCAGCCCTTTGGCGATGATCTCCGACATGGCCGGGTCGGCCAGGACCTTTTGCGAGGTTCGCGAGATCAGCCGCCGCGCGTCCTGCGCCATGCCCTGGTTCTTTCTGGCCAGGTCCACGGCGAGCTGCCGCGCGAAGACGTTCACCGCGCGTTCGTTGATTTTCAGAAACTCCGGCCGGGCGGCCTGCCACTCCCCCCCGCCGACGGAGAGGGCAATCGGATCGATCTGGCGAAAGATGGCGACGGCATTGGCCTGGAGCTTGTTGCGGGCGGTAGTCGTGACCCAGTGGTCCGACTCCAGACCGATCCGCTTGGAGATTTCATCGACCTGCCGAAGCAGGATCGAGGCCTTGCCACGCTGGAACGCGGTGGAGTCCAGAAGCCCGGCCAGGTCCGCCGCGCCGCTCTTGTAAATCCTGCCGATGACGGCAAGCTCGGCTTGAGTGGGTTCGGGGATCATTCTGGACTCCGTGGACCGGATACCGGAGACCGGATACCGTCAAAGCAAAGTCCATTTTTTCCGCTCTTCACGGTTTCCGGTCTCCGGTACCCGGTTTTCGGTCTGTCAGACGCGCGCCACGATCTTGCGCAACGGGTTGCGCGGGCTTCAGTGCCACGATCTAGGCCAGCGGGGTACTTCCAGCCGGTGCGGTGGGCTGGGGGTTTCTGGGGGCCGGGTCCTGGAGGGCTCCAAGGAGCATCGGCGGGGTTGCCGTGGCGTCGGGTGCCTCGACCTCGACGGTGGGGTCCTCATCGGCCACGCCCTCATGCGCGTGTCCGGTCACGGAATCCACGCCGGTGGGCAGTGTGGCCGCGTCCTCTTTGTCCAATTCCGCCTCCTCGGCCGCCACGACGTTGGGGTCGCTGTGGATCCACGTCAGGGCCAGGTGTCGCGACATCAGCTTGGCGTCGCGATAACCCGTGATCATCTGCTGGGTCTCCTGGTCGTCGGTGGGCAGGCCGTCCGAAAACGTCAGGTTCACATCGCCCACGGAATAGCTGTAAAGCGTCAGGGCGTTTTCGAGCTTGAAGAACACCCGCGCCGCCGACTTGATGGCGGGCGTCATGAAGAGTTGCTTGCGATTCACGCGGGCCAGCGTCTGGCAGGCCTGGAGCTTGAGCTTCTTCCACGAGTCGGCCGACGTGCCGCCCTCCAGGCCCAAGAGGCCCGGAGCGATCTCCATCTGCCCGCAGAACGCCTTGGTCGCATCGACCAGGGCGGCGACCATCACCTCCAACTGCGCGTCCCAGGTAAGGTACTTGACCGGATCGCCCTTGGACATGTCGTCCACCGCGATGGCCCGGCCGTTGATTCGGAACTGGCCCTGCATCGTGCTGGACTGCGCCATGAGGGATTCGAGCACCATCATGGCCGGATCACCGTGAATGTCCAGGACGCGGCTGATCTGGCTGCGCCGGTTGTTGACCTCGTCGATCAGGGACTCCGAGCCGTCGTAATCCGACACGCCAATCCCGCCCGCCGTGTAGTTGGGAACCTCGACCACCGTCAGTTCGTCGATGCCGGTGGGCTGCACCGGCAGCACCGGTTTCTCCAGAAGCGTCAGAGGGGCCTGCGGTCCGACCGAGCCGTCATCCTTCAGAATATACAGGCTGTTCTCGATGCGGCCCACCGCGTGATGGATGATGCGGATGTACCGCTCTCCCTTGAGCATGACCAGGAACTTGATCGTGCAGGCCTGGAGTTTCTTCGTGCCCGGCGCGTAATGGGGAAATGCGTTTTCGGGTTGGACGTTCTCGCACTTGACCGCGCCGTTCTCCATGTAGAACTGGAGGTAGGCGTTGCCCGACCAGGAACTGATGACCGCCGACTCAAACAGCTCGGCGTGCAGGTGGGAACCCTCGACCAGCCGCGCGATCGGAGCGGCCACTTCGCCGCCGCCGTCGGAGGGTTCGATGGCCAGCTCCTCGCCAAACAGCAGGTCCGCGTATTTGAGCGTGCAGCGGCCCGGAAGGTTTTCGGTGATGTACAGGATCCGCGACGCCACCTGCCCGGCCGATTTGAATTCGTGCTGCGTGCGGTTCTCGGTGAAGAAGTAATCGCGATGCCGCCCGGCGAACAGATTGCGGAGCGCCGCCAGGTTGAACACGCGCCGGCCCTCGGCCACGGTCAGATACGTCGGCAGCGGAATGTCCTGCCCGGTCAGCGGATTGGAGATGCCCATCGGAACGCCGGCTTGGAACTCCGCCTGCGTGGCGGCGATTTGGTTTGAGAGATTAGCCTGCATCGTTGGCTCCCTGGCAAGCGGCCATTAGAATCTTCTTGACCTCTTCCTCTGATTCCCTGACTTGCCGGCCCATGCCGTCCACCGTGAACACTACAACCTTTCGAGAATCGTTGACGGTGATTCGCGCGATATGCTGCACCTGGAATAAGGCCATGTACCCGCTGCTGTCAGTCAGTTCGATGAATATCATTTTCTCTTCCTCTGCGTTCTCTGTGTCTCTGTGGCGCTAAAATCCCGGAGGCTTCTCGAAAATCCCGCCGCCGGTGAATCGCTGCCTGGCGTTTCGCGCCGCCTCGATGCTCCACATGAGCGATTCGAGGTAATCGTCCTTGATCCAGGTCGTGGCCTTGCGGCCATTGCCGCTCACGTCCAGGTCCATCGTCTTGCGTCCGCCGCCGTAGCTGGGGATCCCGCCGCCCGAGGCGTCCTCTCGATAATTGCAGAACTCCGCGTGCAGCACGCCATACGCGGGCGAAACCAGCAGCCTCCGCGTGATGACCAGGCCGTGCGTGAAATGCACCAGCTGCTGCTTGGCCTGGGGCGTCATGTGGCAGATGTGGGTCACCTCGCCGAACCGCTGGGTCTGGGCCCACTCGGCAAGGTCGCTGGCCTGGTAGGCCTCCAGCAAAACCGCCCCCAGCCCGACAGCCCGGTCGATCTGGAGGAGCTTAGCCTGGAGCGGATCGCGGAGGTGGAACATGTACTCGAACGCGCCCAGCAGCACGTACACCGTGCCGTTGCAGGGCTCGGTGGCCACCTGGATGCCGTGCTCGTCGTACACGGGCACCATCGCGCCGATCAGGGCCTCGATCACCGTCTCGCCGGTGAAGGCCAGCACCGTGCGGTCGGGAACCTTGGAGAACGCCCCCGCGCGGTCGAGGCCCGCGCCGATGCGCCAGCGGCCGTTGGACCCAATCATCCTCGCGACCATGGCCAGCATGGCCGGGTCCAGGCAGTACTGCGGAAGTCCGCGAATAAAGAGCGGGTCGATCTGCTCGGATGCCCAGAGTTCGTCCCCCTGTCCCGAGGGCTGGTTGCAGTGATTGCGCAGGAACTCGCTTCGGATCATGTTCGCGTATCGAGATCGAATCCACTCCGGCTTGAGCCATGGGTGGATCGGTTCCTGGCCGGGCGGCAGACCCTCGCCGCAACCCCGCTTCAAAACATCATCGAGGTTCTCGAACGATAGGTAACTGGCGCACGTCGCCGGATCGCCGATCTGGGGATTGGGCGGCCGGTTCTCCGCAACGGCCCGCGCCCGTTCCTCGGCGGCGCTGGCGGCATTGCCCGCGATGACGCAGACGAAATTTGTCTTGTCCCCCATGTTGGAGTCGATGATCGCCACGCCGCACCAGGCGTCGCCGGTGGAGCTGGCGCCGGTCTGGTAGAGCTTGTCGTTGGCGGCAACGCATCCCTCCGTGTTGTGGTAGACGTGAATCTTCTGGCCGTAGGTGGTCGCGGCCTTGGCGGGCTGGACCTTGATGACCGAACCCGTCTTGCCGAAGGTAATCAGGCCGGAGATGATTTCGATGTCGCCGCCCGAGGTGATCTTCTGGCCGTATGCGGACGAGACGCGGGCCTTGAGCTTGGGGGAATTGAGCAGCTTGTCCACGATTTCCTTGAGCACCGTGTCCTCGCCCTGGTCGTCGCTGTTGCCCTGGACCACGATGACCTGGTCGTCGTACCGGATAGCCCGGCAAACGTCGTACACGCCCGCCCCCTCCGACTTGCCGCATCGGCGGGGCCAGCAGAACATCCAGTTGACGTAACGCAGGGTGCCGTCCTCGCGCAGTTCCATCATCTCGCGAATGGCCCGCTTCTGCCAACCGGTGTAGGTCAGAGGCACCCAGCCCTTGAGCTTGTCGTCTCGGTAGCAGTTCTCTTCCGCCCAGGCGATGAACTCGTCCGCCGTGAAGTGACGGCGCTGCTTGCCCTCTTTGGCCGTGGCGGCCTGCTGGGCGGGCGTGGAGCCGCCCAGCGCCTTCTCGATGGCGAAGGCCTGGTCATTCGGTTTGCGTTTTACGACCCGCTTTGCCAATGGACGATGCTCCTTACAAGAGATTCGGAAACCGGGTACCGCAGATCGGAGACCGTAACGGCGAAGAGTTGTTTCTTTACGGTCATCCGGTTCCCGGTATCCGGTGCCGTTGTTAAAAAGGCACGGGCCCTGCGGAAGGAGGAGACCGCAGGGCCCGAGGCAGGTGAGCCGGAGTTATGTGCCGAGGCAAACACGCGTCACCCGCAGCCTCGAAGAGCGTTAGGCGTAGGGCGTGGAGCGTGGGGCGTAAAAGCGCAGAGGCTCTTTGCCGTTACGCTCCACGCGCTACGCGCCACGCTCCACGCCCGGCGGCCGCTTCGCCGCCATCAGCCGCTTGAATTCTTCCAAAACCTTGACCTTGAACTCCGTCTCGAAATTCGGAATCATCCGGTGCAAGGCCTCGACCAGCAGGTCCATCGCGTCTTTGTTGCGGGCCTCGGAGGCGATATCGGCCGACAGTTCCTTGTTCACAAACTTCGTCGCGTTGATGTACGCGTACATCTCCTGCACGAAGTTCTCGCCATCCGGCGTGGCGGCCTGATCGATGGCCAGGGCCGCACGCTCCTCGAGCCGCTGCTGGATCCGAATCGCGCCCTGGAGCATCTTGGTCTTCTGCGAGACGAAGTCTTTGACCAGCACGTCCCGCGCCGCCAGGTTCGCCTCGTCGCGAAGCTCGCTCCAGGTCTTACCGTTGCCGTCGGCAGTGTAGGGCCATTTCTCACCGAGGGTCTTGACGCTGGGCAGTTCCGCGTCCGTGTGTCGGCGGCAGAGTTCCTTGTGGATCTGCGTGGCCGAGAACCCTTTGAGGTAAAGGTCGAACGCCTCGTTTCGGATGTCGGGTGAATAGGCCATTATGCCAGCGCCTCGATTTCCGCCCACGGCTTGCCCCGCTCGATGAACGTCACGCCCCGCGCGGCCAGCTTCCAATGCACCGCCTTGGTCTTATTGACCGGGTGGGGGATTATGGCCGGCTCGATCAGGCCGCGCTGGTGGAGGTACACCAGGTCGCGATCCACCAGGTCCGGAGCGACCGGCTCGGGCAGGTCGAGCATCACTTCCTTGAGCAGTTCCTGCCCCATCGCGCGGGGATACACGCTGTTGATGAAATCCAGAAGCAGGCTGCGAACCTCGCGGATCATCGCCTGCGTCGGATTGAATTTTTCGCCGCTCACGTCAAGCTCCTTCTTGTGGCATCCCGATGTACTTCGGGACCCACGGCTGTATCTTTGAATCACGCTTCCGAGGTCGGGCACGAGGGCCGGTGGCAGGGCAGACGGTTGATCGCCTGGAGCAGCGTCCCATACTGCCGCATCGATTCGCGGCGGGATGCGTAATCGTGGGAAAGCTCCTCGCGGAGTTTCCACAGTTTCTCTCCCTCGGCCTTAATATCGTTTACCCGCGCATCCTTCTCTGCGGACAGGGCGTCGATCAGCCGCGAGAGCTTGTCCTCCAGATCCTTGTCGTCCTCCACCTGGCGGTTGCGTTCGGTCTCGAGCTTATCGCCGACATCGCTCCGCAGGTCCTGGATCGCCTTGACCAACTCGCCGTGGACCTTGTCGTTATCGCCCAGCCAGCGCCGGAACCAGAAACCCAGCGCCGCCATCAGCAGGGCGTTCACGCTTAGCGCGATCGTGATGATGGAGGATTCGCTCATGAAGGGGGATTCGGAAAAGGAAACAGCGAACCGAACCGCAGAAGTGAGAAGTCAGGAGGGAAACAGCAGATCCCAGAATCCCCGCGCGGATCATGGCCGTTTGCGCGGTTGGACTCCCCACGCCTGGCAGTTGCACATCGGGCAGGTTTTTGGCCACGCCCACCAAAAGAGACAACTGAACAATCCGGTGAAGATCGCCAGAATCCAGAATCCGGCCCCGAGCTTTCTTGTCGGTTCAACCAAACGCTCGCACGGTATGCAGTACCTGGGCATCGTCTTCTCCTACGGTTGATTCTCCCGCCGCGCGGGCAGGTGCTTGACGATCTCGAACGCTTCCACGTCCTGCGCGGGCACCTCGATGTCAGGGTGCCTGGGATTCGTGGAGGACAGCACGGCCAGGCGGCCGCGAAGCGAAAGTTTTTTAATCCGGGCCACGCGCTGGCCGTTGCTCTTTTGCAGGACCACGCACACTCCGCCCTTGGCGCGGCGGTTGCCGTCCACGATCACCAGGTCGCCCGAGTGGAACTTGGGTTCCATCGAATCGCCCTCCACGCGGACGGCGAAGCTGCTCTTGGAGGATTCGGCCTTCAGGTAGGAGATCGCCAGCCCGGCCGGGCGGCTCTCCGCCTCCACGGTGTCGAATCCCTTGCCCGCCGCGATCCGCCCGATGATCGGCACGTAGTGGCCCGGCCAGTCGGCGGGAAGCTGCTCGACATCGACCAGGTCAAAGCCCGGCTCGATCACGCGGGCGACCTTGTAGGTTTTGTGGACCGCCGTCTCCATCGCGGTCTCGATCCGCCCCAGCTTGCGGACGATGCCGCCCATGCGCTTCTGGAATTCCTCGAACACCTGCTCGTCGCTCAACGCCTCCAGGTCAACGGCCCCGCGCTGCATCGGCCCGGTTCCGAACAGCAGCCACTCGGAACTGATGTTCATCGCCTTGCAGACGGCGATCGTGAAGTGAAGCGAAAAGTCCAAATCTTTCAGGTACCGGCTGATTGTAGAATCGGCGATGCCGGTCTTTCGGGCCAGACTGGCAGCCCGCATCTCGCCCATCGCGGCCAGTAACCGTTTTCTGATTTCCTGCACAGTCTTTCCTGCATTGGAAAAAAATTGCAAATCGTGGAAGAATTACTATTGCTTTATCTCTCCTTCGGGCGATAATTCCAACATCCGCAGGAAATCATGCGGATCGGTCGGCCCCGAAAGGGGCTTTTTAAGGCCCGACGATTCAAAAGGTTTTTAGAGGATACCATGAAAGCAGAATTGGTCAAGTACGAAGTTGGATTAATACTTGCCAAGAAGGGCATACGAACCTTCAGCCAAGCGGCCGAGAAGATCGGCGTCACGCTCCCTCATCTTTCCAACGTCCTGGCCTGCCGCGAAAACAATCCCCGCGTTCAACTGCTGATCGCCAAGCTGTGCGGAATGAAACCGTCGCAAGTTTTTGGCGAGTTCACCCACCCCACTTTGAAGGAGTCCGCATAATGTCAACGCTTCCGGGCATCGAAGTTCCGCTCAAGAAGATTTACATCGAGAGTCTCTACATCCCCCGTTGGAAGTTTCACGTCCTGGTCGCCCGCGCGGCGGACGACGGGCACACCCTGATCCTGCTGGGCAACCCCGGCGACGACGTCCGCAATAGTTCGGCCCTGATCGCCTCCTGGGCGGACAAGGTGGGCTGCGAGGTTGACCTCGCCCGCTGCCAGGGCTTCATCGCAGGCGCTCTGTACGCGCCCATCGACCCGGCCAGCGCCCAGGCCGCGGCCGATGCAAAGACCGCCAAGGCCCGCCGCAAGATGTCGGCGTTCTTCCGGCTGTTCTCTCCCCTCCGCAGGAAGCGGGTCAACCAATCCGCCAGTTAACGAGTCAACCAGTGAACCAGTCAACCAATCTCGATGAAGGAGCATCGCATGAATCAGGCAGACGGAGTTGCCGCAACGAAGGACACGCAGTCGGATCTCTCGCCGGAGTTCCAGATCCTGGACCTCTTCCGCACGGGCCTCTTGTTTGTGATCGGCCCGACCGACGTGGAGCGGCTCACCGGGATCAAGAAGGGCACGGCCAGCGTCAAGCTGCACGCCCTGGCGCGGGCCGAGTACCTGGTGGAGATCCCCGACCAGCCCGGCCGCTACGCGCCAGGGCCGTCCATGTGGGCGATCAGCATGGCCTACAACCGGACCATGCAGCACAAGGGCCTTGCGCTGATGACCAACTTCTCGAAGTTCATGGGCGAGTTCCAGGGCATGATGCAGATGATGCAGACACCGGCCGGGAAGGGGAATTGAAAATGGCGAATGACGAATGTCGAATGCCGACCCCCGGCGAGGCCCCGCTGTGCCTCCTTGGCCCAGGCGGCGACTTCACCTTCCCCTGGCCGGATGAACCGGCCCCGCTCGCGCCTCAAGAGACCTGCGGCTCGCTGGCGAGCATGGACGAGTTCGAGGCGCACGACGAACTCTACCGCGATTCCGAATCTTCCGTTATGCCCATCGTGTGTCCACAGAAAGGTGGGGCGTCCCATGTACGCTGAAGTCAACGTCAAGACGATGGGCAAGCTGCTGCTGTGCTTTCTTTCCCACGCGGAGCCCTGTCGTTTCAATTGGGAAGTCACCATCGAAACCCTGAATGCCGTTCGGGAGGTCTGCTCTGACCAGACCAAGGAATTCTTCCGTATCGCCCGCCGCCGCCACATCGCCATGGCGCTGGGTTTCCTGGAGCCGGGCGGTCTGTTGCTGGAACTCAAGATGATCTATCCGGACATCACCGAACCTGAAATCAACGACGTGAAAGAATGGATCGAACTGGGAAGCCCAGAGGAATAGCATCAAAACGGCAAGTTGCCGTTTTAATAAAGGATTGCAGGACAAAGCATTATGGAACATGAAAGCATAGACAAATCGGAGTTTAAGAAGTTCACTGATCTGGCCATCGCCGCCGATGCCAAGCAGCGGACGGCCATGAAGCTGTTCAACCGCACGGAGCTTGCGGGCATCGACCACACGCCGGAGAATATCGCCCAGGCCGTCAGCGTCGTCAACGTTGTGACTGACCAGTTGCAGGCCGCGATTGAGCTTTCGGTCGTGCAGCGGGGCATGTATCTCTGCTGGCTGAAGGTCAATTACGCGGAGCATGGCGAATGGGAAAAGTTTTGCTCCAAGAATTTTCCCAAGCTCTCCGAACGCACCCGCCGCTACTGGATGCTCGCCTACCAGGTGGCCGTGGGCGAGAAGAAGCCCAAGGAGCTTCCGCGTTACGAACCCGGCGAGATGGAGGACCGCGAACTCCAGGCCGGTGCTGAAGATTTGACCGCTAAGGGCCGCGAGGTCGCGCCCCGCAAGGCGCTGCTGGATCACATCAAGAAACTCGAAGGCAACCAGCAAAAAGGGCAGGAGCAACTAAGCAACAAAGACGAGCGGATCGCGGAGCTTGAAAAGAAACTCGAAACCCTGACCACCGACGCCTTCATCCCCGCCGACGTGAAGGATGAGGACAACAAGTGCCAGCTGATCAAGAACGCCTTCTGGCGGTTCGTGGTGACTTGGAACTCCAACATCCCGTCCGATCCGGAGCGGCTCAAGAGCCACATGAACCTCTGCCGCGAACTGGAGGTCGAGATGACCACGCTCTGGGACGAGCACCTCTTCCCGGCGTTCGAGATCGCACGGGGCAGGGCGGCAAAGAACCCCAAGCGTTAGCGCGGGGTATCCGGAAACCCCGCGCTAACGCTTGGGGTTCATAACCATGACCATTGACCCTAAAATACTGGCCGAACTGGTCGCGAAACTCGCGGGCTGCGAAACCCGACGCGAGGCCTCCGGCCTGATCGACGCCCACGCGACGATGTGCGGCCTGTCGGCCGCGCAGGTCCGCAGGCACTGCAAGGCGGCGGGCGTGGATTTCGGATACGCCCGGCGCAGCGATTGCGGCGGTCACCGCGCGGCGGACCTGGAGCAGGCGGCCGAGTCGGTCATACAAATCATCGTGCAATCGCACGGGGCCATGCCCACCTGGCGGGCGATTGAGGTTGCCAAGTCGCAAGGCATGATCCCGGCCGCCCTGGACCTCAAGCCCCACTTCGTGGACCGCGAGATTCGCGACCACGACATCAATCGCAAGCCCTCTTCGCAGCCCGCCGTCACTCGCAAGATCAAGTGGGGGCTTCCCGGCGAAGTCCTGCAAATCGACTCCACCAACTGCGCCCAGTGGTTCTTCGTCGATGACTCGGGCCGCGTCCTGGCCACCGAACCCGGCACGGTGTATCACAACAAGCCTTCGAAGCGCACGCCGATCATCCGCTACGTCGCCACCGACCCATCCAGCGGCCTCTTCCGCGTGCGGTACTACCAGACCGACGGCGAGTCGGCCCAGGTGACTCTGGACTTCCTGTATTGGGCCATGCAGCGCGACGAGCAGCCCCAGTTCATGCCGCTGGCCGGGGTGCCCAAGGCGCTGGTGATGGACAACGGCTCGGGCAACCGATCCGCCGCAATGATTAACGTCTGCAACGAACTGGGCATCGACCATCGCTGCCACCTGCCGCATCACGCCTGGGCCAAGGGCGGCGTGGAAAAATCCATGGACGTCTGGCAGCACGCGTTCGAGAGCGAACTTCGCGCCTGGCCCGCGCGGGATCTGGACGACATGAACGATCGCGCGACCCAGAGCCTGTATCAGTTCGCGACCACGCGGATCCACACGCGCCACCGCATGACCCGCTCGGCCTTCTACGCGAAGTTCGTTACGCCCGAGGGCCTGGTCATGCCCCCGCCCTACGAACGGTACCTGGAGGCCGCCACGACGGCCCGCGTCGAGCGGACGCTGGGCGGCGATCTGCTCATCAGCTACGAGGGTCGCGAGTATTACGCGGGCGAACTTCCCGGCGTTTCGCGCGGCGACAAGGTGTACGTCGCCAAGTGCGTGCTGGATTGGAACGAGGCGGACTGTCCGGTCCGCATCTACGCGGGCGACGAGGTCCGCGTGGAAAGAGCCCTGGCCAAGGACGGCCAGGGCAACTATTGCGACCAGCGGCTGTACGAGAAACGCTCGGACGCCGTCCTGGACGCCCGCCAGGAGCTCTGCGCGGCCCGCCTGGCCGCGCCCATGCCGCAAAGCCCCCCGCAGGTCGTCGCCGCCGCGCTGCCCCGCGTGGAGGTTCCAAAGGCCCGCTTGCGGATCGCGCCGCCCCAGGCGCAGCAGCCCACGCGCCGCCGTGTGCAGGCGCTGATGGAACTGTCCCGCCAGTTGGGCCGCGAACTCAACGAGTTCGAGGTCAACGGCCTTGGCTGGGGCGATGCCGTTACGTTAAACCAGATTTCAAACGCCGTGGCGGCGCTCTCGATTCAGAGAGTGCTCAAGGTTGGACCGGAGTCCACCCGCGCCGCTGTCGGCGGATAGTCTCGACACAGAGACGCAGAGAAAAACGAGTAAGGAGTTACTCATGGAAGCATCGAAATCCATTCATGTCGTGATCCGACCCGAAGGCCGAGCGGCAACCATCATGTTTTATCCCGTGGGTCCGGATGGCAGTGAGATCCGAGGACAGGGCTTCACGATTCCGCTCGACACGCCAGAAAAGGAACTTCAGAATCTTCTGAAGGGACTGGCCAAGTGGGTAGTGGCCGACAACGAAGAGCGGCTCAAAGAAATCAAGAACCGGATCGGCTGATCGGCTTCTTTCAATCGTCAATTGTCAATCGTCAATAAGGAGTTACACATGGACCTTTCACGCCGCGCTTGCGATTACTGGGGCCTGGACCTGTCGAAGGAACCTTTTGGAAACACGATCAAGGGATTGGACGGCGTGTTTTCATGGCCCGCGTTCGATGAGATTGTGGAACGCGTGGTGTTCGGCATCACCCGCCGCCACTTCACGTGCCTGGCCGGATCGGCCTGCTCGGCCAAAAGCACGATCTGGTCGGCCGCCCAGCGCCGCATGAGCGAGGAGCAATCCGCCTGGGTCTGCTGCCAGCCGCGCTCGATAGAGATTTCCGCCCTCAACGAGGGTTGCCTGCTGCGGATGGTTAAGGAAACGGTCGAGCCCGACGACGGCACGCGCAAGACCGCGTTCAAGCGCGACCGCGAGGCCCGTGCCCGCCAGGTCCGCCAGCTGCTGGAAAACGAGAACGCATCCGGCCATCCCGTGGTGATCGCCATCAACGACGCCCACGAGGCGACGGTGGGCTTCCTCTACCTGCTCAAGCGCATCTGGGACGATCTGCACGGCTTCGACCGGCTGCTGGGCGTGATGCTGATCGGCCAGGCGGGCCTGGCAAAGACCGTAACCCGGATCCCCGAGATTGCCGAGCGGGCCACGATCCTGCACGCGCCGGGCCTGGGCGATCACATCGAGAATTACGTGGGGCACGAACTGGCCCGGTGCGGCGGCGATCTCTCGCAGGTAGATCCGGACGGGTTCGATGAACTGGCCAAGCTCCAAGGTCCCATAGACAAGGCGGGCAATCCAAACTGGCTCACCCGCCGAGACCATCCGCTGATCGTCAACAACGTCCTGTCCACCGCGTTCAGCGAGGGGCACCGCATCAAGGCCAAGACCGTCGGCCGCGATCTGATCGCCGACGCCATGCAACGGAGCGCGTCATGACGACAACGGCGAAGAAGACAAAGTCGTCCCGTCTGTCCGTAGGCCAGGCCCGGCTGCTGGCGTTCCTGGCCGTGGGCAACTGGCTGGCGGAGTTCCCCGGATTCCACACCGTGCTCCGCGCCGTGCCCGCCGACGGCGATTTCCAGACGTGCTCTTACGTCGCGTTCATGCGGGTCAGGGAGCTGGGACTGATCGCCCTGGACAAGACCTGGCGGGCAGACAACCAGCACACCATCGCCAACAAGTGGGTCATCACGACCTTTGGCCTGCTGTTCGCTCGGCAGCGGGGGATCATCCATTGAACAAGCCCACGCAATGCTCGATCTTCGCCGAAGGATTCCAGGGACGGGACATCCCCGTCCCGATCACGGCCGCCATGGATCGGCTCTTCGCCAAGCGGTCCTTCCCGCAATCGGCCCGCGAGTGGTTCGCCATGATGCTGGGCGACAACGGCGACATCATCCAGGGCCGGCACGGCCGTCGGATGTATGACCTGGCGGGCTACTCGCACGAGGGTTCGACCACCGAGTTCAACCGGGTCCTGGCCGACCTGGGCGCGATCGTGACCGCGTACTTCATCGCCAACGCCCCGCCGCCCAAAACCAAGAGGAGACGCATGGACGACTATCGATTCGACCCGATCCGCCGCACGGACGGCAAATGGTATTTCGACATCTACGAACTGGGCACCGACAAGCTGGTCCACACCACCGAGCCGCGCAAGAGCCTGGACGTGGCGCGGCTGGACTGCCGCACTTGGCTCAAGGGCGAGGCCCCCAACAACGATAACGCCGTGGCCGGAGCGCAATGAAGCGAGACCGGAACATCCTGTTCGATCACAACAGCGAGATGATCTACCGCGTCTGTGAGAACATCGCGCGGGGCCGGGCGGCCAAGGGAACGGTCAACGGCATGACCGTCAACGACTATTGCCAGGCCGCCCTGATGGGCGTCTGGAGATCGCTGGGCAAGTACCGGGCGGACAAAGGCGAGCTTCGGCCCTGGGTCATCCAGCAGGCCCGCCGCGCGATCCTGGACGAGATCCGGAAATGCGACGAGGTGGGCCGGTCGCGTCGGGCCGACGGCATCGTCGGGCCACAGTCCTCCCTGGAATCACTGGCCGCGTCGGCCACGGGCGGCGTGATCCGGGAATTGACGGTCAGCCCGCGACACGCCGACCGGCTGATGGCGGCCGAGGCGATCGCGCAGCACCTGGCGGGCCTGGACCCGCAAGAGCGGATGATCGTCTACCTGGTCGAGGTGCTCGACCACGCGGACTTCGAGGCCGCCGCCGTGCTGGACCTTCCGGTCGATGTGGCGCGGGACGTTCACGCGGCCGCGATGGCCAAGCTGCGGGGCAGGCCTGAATCGAGGGGCGAAGGGCGAGGGGCGAGGGGCGAAACAGCCAAGAAAAGCAAGCAGAAATTCGCGTTGCCGGGCGGGCCGTGCGGCCCGCTCTTCACGCAAGGAAGCGAAAATTGAGAACGGAGTTTTCAATGAAGAGCAAACGAGACACGATGTACAGCAACGAAGAGTTCAAACGCCGCTCGGCCAGCGTCCTGCGGTTCGTGAAGGAAAACCCAGGGCAAGGCGCGGCCACTATCGCCCGCTGCCTGGGCTGGCCCGACCCCGACGGCCGAAGCGTCCGTGAGTGCATCCGCTTCCTGCGGACCACGGGCGAGCCCATCACCGTCGGCGACGGAAACCAGGGATACATCCACCTGGATAGTTGCACCGACGAGCACGCGCGGGCCTTGCGGGTCAAGGCCCACCGCGAGCGGACGCGGTCCTACCTGATCGACCATGCCATCCTGATGCGGCAGATCGGCAAGATGACGGCGGCGGAGATCGCCACGATGTACCTCTTCGACCTGCTGGTGCCCAGCGACATCGCCCGCGAGTTGGACAATCCGCCCGTGAGCATGGCGGACCTGGCCAAGCTCCCGGTGGCCGGTCGCGCGGGCGTGTTCCAACTGATGATGACCTTCCTCCAGGGCCTGGCCGATGACCCCGTCGCCTTCACGGCAGAGCGGGGCGCGATCGCGCAGCGGTTCGGCAAGATGTTCCTGTCGGCAAAAGACGCCGCGACGATAGCCAAGGTCAAGGAACTGATGAGCGAGGTTTCGATCCTGAATTAACGGCCGTAATCGGTAACTGGTAATCGGTAATTGGTGAAGAATATGAAACAGTTAAACCTATTCCTGACAGAGCGGCCAGTCTCTGGGCAGACATGCTCTCTGAAGGCGTTGTATGACTGGATCTGTGAGCGGAGCGTTGATTGCTCGATGGCCGCAGATTGTGCGAAACAGGAAATAGGCCCCGAGGCGCTCTGTCTGCGAATCGTCGCGGAACATCGGATCGCCAGGGTCATAAAAGCAGCACAAGGAGAATGACGTGAAGACGATCAAGAAACCTCTCGCTTGGTATTACTACATCGACAAGGAAGATCCCATGCAGAAGATCAGGAAGAATCTCAATTGGTTTTACGACTGGGTTCGCGGCCGCATCGACGGCGACGCCGAGGCCGGCATGGCCAAGGCCGTGCTCGAAACGCCGCGTTCCGAAATGGCCGACTTCGAGTTGGCGCTCGGGATGTTCACCGCCGACAGCCACGCGGACCTGTTGCGTGAGTGCCTCCAGGTGGCGGGAATCCGGCCCTGGCGGCGGCGCATGATGGAGGTCCGCTGGAAGGCCATCAAAGGCGATCTGCTCGTCCGATCCACGATCCAGGCGAATCTCTCTGCATCCGAGGAACGCGCCATCGACGCGGCCGGTGACAGGATCGTCGATACGCAATGGGTGAAAGAGGTGCCGGCATGATTACGTTTACCTGCGACCTGTGCGGAAAAAGCGAAGAGCCTAATCAGGTTCCCGTGCATCGGACACTGCTTGAATGCCCCAAATGTCTTTACGAATTTATGGCCTCTATTGGCCCGGTGGCGGAACAAATGATTCGACTGCCGATTGGGTGGAAGTCGCATAACATGGGCAATGACTGGCACGTTGTCGTCTGCGAAAATCCTCTCTGTCAGCAGAAGTACGAACGGCAGGCGCATTATTCCTCACAGGTAATGGGAGGCAAGCTGTGAACTACATCAACTTCAACGCCAATGGTGGCGCTGCTATTTATCTGGATTCCTCGGGCCTGATTGACCTCGCTGAAATCATCGCCAGCGGCACAGGGCAGACCGACCTTCAAACAAAACTGCGGACGCATCTCTTGACCTCCGTGGGCGGTGCTTTGTGCGAGAACGCGGAGTGGTACAAGGCGCTCCCCTTCGCCACGGAGAACCGGCCCACGAATTACGAGATGGGCATCGTCAAGCTCTTCGAGCAGGCCAGGGCGATCCCGGCGATCCGGGCCGAGGCCGACGGCGTGCTCAAGAGCTGCGCGAACACGCTGGCCAACCTGATCGATAAGTACGGCCCACGGGCCGCCACGCCCGCCCAGATGGCGAATCGAAAGGAAGTCCGATGGTAGAGGCCCTGGGCATCATCGGCACCGTCCTGGCCGTCGCCGGGACGGTCCTGAACAATCAGCGCCGCCGCGCGTGCTTCTACGTCTGGCTGGTCTCCAACGCGATCACGCTGACCGTCCACGTGTCGGTCGGCGTCTGGTCGCTCGCCGCGCGGGACCTGATCTTCATCGTACTGGCCATAGACGGCCTACACCGCTGGCGGAAACCCGAGGCCGGTTTCACCATCCACACCAACCCTGAATTTGAGGAGTGAACATGGCAAGCGATTCGACATTCATAGTGCTCTCTATCGGGTACCACGCCGATCTGGTGTTATTCAATGAATTACGCAACGCGTGGGACGCCCTTCTTGAGCAGATCGGCGATGCGCCGGAACACTTCGTTTACGTTCCCAAGATCCAGCGAGAAGACATGCGAGATACGCACACGTTACGATTCAGAGTGACAGCGGAGGCTTTCAGACTATGAACTCACGTGACAACATGGGCAGATCGATGCTCGATGACGTTCTGGAAACGGCGAAGCGCCTGGGCGTGCTCGATCCACCGAAATTCGATTGCGCCTTGCTTCTGGAATCGCAATGGCTCGTCATCAAGGCATCGATTCCACAAACGCTGATCCCGCCTCCTCCTTTTTCGACTCTTAGATTTGCCGGCCTGGAGGTCATCGTTGCGAAGTCTCACGGTGAACTCCTGGTCCGTTACTATGAACTTCGCAGCGCCGGTCGAAAACCATTCGTGCTTGGTTCGTCCTCGGAGGCAACTTCAAAATGAACGCCCTCCAACGTCGCCAGCAGATCGGACGCATCCACGCCTGCAAGTCAACCCTGCACCTGGCCGAAGCCGACTATCGCGAACTGCTGACCGGCCTGACGGGCCTGGAGAGCACCAAGGAGATGACCGACGCCCAGGTCAACCACGTGCTGGATTGGATGAACTTCCTGGCAGGCCGTCGCCGCCAGCCGTTGTCATTCAATCGCAACGCCGACCAGGCCCGCTCGAACCTCGTTCGGCTCTGTTACGCCATCTGCGGAATCGTCCCGCCAGGCTACGAAACAGCCCCCATGCTTTCGGAGTCCTGGCAGGTCAGAATGGTCGGCCGTTTCGAGCCCCATTTCGAGGCGTTCCAGTTCGAGGAACTGATGAAGCTGATCGAGGGTCTAAAATACATCTTCCGCCGCCAAGGCCAGCGAGACACCGAGTCCCTCGTTGCTCACACGCTCAAGGAACGCGAACTGCCGCTTTGGGGTGTAGATGGGGGTGCTGCTGGCCGTAATTCTCCCCCTTCCACCCCCATCCCGCCCCAAACCGACGCCGACGAGCCCGGCGGCGCGGCCGTTTTTTCGGAGGCGGTTTGATGGTCCTGTCCTGCGCAACCCCGTTCGGTCCC